GGCGGTGGCCTACGTAACAGGGTATTGAGTGGTAAAGTAAGCAATGGGGAATTCTCATTCTTAACCGGTGATAACCTAAGCGTAATGATTGACGGTAGTCAAACGCCTGTATTGTTATCATTCGCCGATGGTTTCAACGATTACGGCGCGGTGGATTATATCCAAACGATTAACCGTAAACAAAGTGCATGGAGCCTACCGGCCAACAATACATCGTATTTATACATTGAACGTTCAGCATCTGGCGGCCTAACCTATGGCAGTACAACGCTTGAACCGATGCGCCAGCCAAATGCACCAGCAGCGGCAACGGATAAAATGTACTACAACACTACAAATGAAAAAATGTATGTGTACACTGGCACGTATTGGAAAGAAATATTGCGCGTAGTGGTAGCGATTGCCGTTACAGATGCAACGCGTGTAAAGTCAATCAAGTATTATGATCCAAATGTAAACACTGCCACAGATGCCGTAATTGGTACACGTACGGTTGACGGTAAAGCATATGCGTTAACAGATATTCTTAATCAAATGGCGGAAGCTATTAAAAAGATTGCTGGCGATGCTAGTTTCACAAATAACCCAAGCCGTACACTTAAAACTATCACGGATACAGTAAACGGATTGAATAGTGCATATTATCGCAAAACTGATACAGTAGCCAACGCGACACATGCAGTTAGCGCAGATACCGCAACGCGGGCCAATTCAGCCGCAACGGCGGATAACGTTGCGACGTGCGTTAAGAAGGCCGGCGATACCATGACGGGTACGCTAAAGGTTCCGGGCCTTACTAATGAACCGATTGATTTAGATTATCTTGCCAATAACAAAGCGGGTTATAGCGGTTTAACGTTCGGTGAATTAAATAACTACCGTATATGGGGTACTGCATATTGGGGTATTGGCGCCATGTTCCCGTGGTATACAAGCCAAGACCGCGTATTAGGTACTCAGCTTTATTTTGCCAACAGTAATGCGGCGTTTATTCGTTTTGATACAAATACCAAGGGTATGACTGAATGGCAACGCATAGCAACGTTTGAAAATAACAATACTTTAACGTTTCCAAATGGCGCAAAGTTAAAGGTGGAATAATATGCCTAATCTAGTACTAGAATATAACGGTCAAATTTACCGGTTCGGATTAACTACAAATGCGGCAGTAACAAACGGCCAAAATATTAAGGTTCCATTTAATGGAAGTGAACTATACGCACGTATTGGAAGCGATAACACGCCATTAAAGGTTATTAAAAACGGTAGCACGTATTCGGTGCAGTATAATCCGGTTGCTTTTAATAATATTTATGTAGATAGACCGGCAAGTGATCGCTCAGAATGGCGTAACACAGTATTTTTCCCAAGTGGCAATTATCGTATCACAATAGACGGAAGCACGCGCGATAGTCGAGAAATACGCATTAATGATAACAGAAACCTTGAAATAGTAATGAATATTATCGGTCAAGGGTATGGCAATCAGCGTTTAAAACTGACTATTAGCGGATATTATGACAGGCAATTACAAGCCGGAAGCAATCGCAATAAATTCAGCATAGAACGGATAGGGGATTAATGATGCAACTTGAAAGCCTTGAAAGCATGATTAAAGACTATGAACGGCGCACGGGTGAACGTGTTAGTCTTGAAGGTTTTTATTTCGATGAAAATAATAACTACAAAGACAAATACAATTACTATTTCAAATGGTTCCCTAATGCTGGGTTCTTATTCTGGACTATCAACGAACATGAAGGCGAAAGATATTTTACTATCTGGCAAACATACGGCGATATGAAGGTAATAGGCAAGTACATCGTGGAAGTTATGAAAATGAATGATCTTGATGTAATTGTAACGGCAACACATCGAAGCGTGCGCGGTTTCATAAAAAAATGGAATATGGAACGTGTTCCAAGTATGGACTATACCTATAATGGGTTTGATTACAAAGTACTTAAAACGGTGCGAAAACACCTTGAAGCGACTTTGTAGAAAGGAAAAGCATGTTTAAATTTGACTTGCAATTATTTGGCGGCGGCGGTAAAAAGTCGAAGGTAAGCAGCATTGATGCCAAACTACCTACGGCAACGGCCGACGAAAAGCAACTATTACAAGGCCAAATGGATTGGATTAATAACACCAATCGAAGCGCCAACACCTTGCAAGGTATGGGCGATGCGGCCTTGAATAACGTAATAACGCCAGAATACGGCAATATGTATAATTCGTATTTAGGCGCTAACCGTGGCAATCAAAATGCGATTGGGGCTTTACAGAACCAAGTAACAACGGCCGGCGCCAAGAATTTGACTGATAACACGCGATATGCAAATCAGTTAGCGGCAAGCGTTGATAGTATGAACAACGGCGCAAGCCAACTGGCTAACGAATATAACGGCGCATTGCTTAATAATCAAAACGCAATGGATAGTATCACAAACGGCCAACTACCAACAGGCTATGCAGATGCTAGACGGCAAGCGTTAAACAATGATTTACAGGCGACTGTAGGCAATGCAGTTTCTGGCCTAGCAAGTCGCGGTATTGTGAATTCATCTATTACAGATAATGCATTAAATGATATTAGCAAGAACGCTGCAAACACGCTGGCATCGCAATATTCAAGTGATTTAGGCCAAGCGGCGGCACTTAATACGCAAGCGCTTAATAATAATTTAAGCGGCATCGGTGCGAAAATGGGGTTATGGGGTAACACCTACAATAACAACCAAAACGGTATTATCAATCAAGCAAATCTAATGAACCAAGGTTATGCAAATCAGATGAATAACGCCGGCACCGCAGCGGGTTTAGTAGGTCAACGCGAAGGGTTAGCGCAAAACCCTATTAATACAGGCGCAACAACACAAAGCGCGGCAATTCAACCGGCCAAAGATTACTACTCTATGAGCCAGTTAAATAACGCGGATCAAGAAGATTTACTTAACAGATTTATGTCATTACGCTATGGACTAGCACAACCAGCACAAACAATGGTTAAGCAAGGTTCTGGCGGTTTCTTTGGAGGACTTATGAAAGGTTTTTGTTTTGTAGCGGGTACTGAAATTGCAACACCAGAAGGTGGCAAGGTTATTGAAACGTTTGTAAATGGTGATACTGTTATCACTTTGGGTGCGGTAAACGATGTAATTGCATTGCATGATATGGGCGAAAAAGAAACACATCGCCTTGAAACTGTATCCTTTGGCGTAACAACCACAGGCACAGAAAAGGTATTGACTCCGGAAGGGTTAAAATTAGTTAGTGAATTGGTAGTTGGCGAAGTTATTATGACGGTTAATGCTTATGAACCCGTTACATTAAGCGAAGCAACTGGCAATACTGAACACGTTTACGAATTGCAATGTACTGGTGATAATCTATTCTACGCTAACGGCATTATGGCGGAAGGCATCAATGAAGATGAATTGAAAGCTATTGCAGATGCAGCAGCAGAAGCGCCAGAAGAAACACCGGAAGAAAAACCGGCCAAGAAAACAACAAAAAAATCCAGCAAGAAAGATGAACCAGTAGAAGAAGCAACAGAAGAAGCAACCGAAGATAATAAGAAAGTAGAGGAATAACACAATGGGCGTTATCTACGTGAAAGATTTTGAACCATGGGCGGCGTTGGGCGAATTAGCCGGTCAATATTTCTCACATCGTTTAGGCGCATTGCAGAATAATAAAATGGCTAAAGGCTATCAAGCAATGTTAGGCGGTGGCGGTGGTGGCGCCGGCGGCGAACAAGACCCGAACACGCCACAAATTGTAGATAATAATAACCGCATGGCTGGAATGGGTATGCAACAACCTAATAGCGCCGGTCAAATTAACCAGTTATTATCTAATTCCAATAACACATTTGCCAATAACTTGATGCAAAAGAATAATATCGGATTATGGGGCGGTCAAAATCCAGCTGCACCAGCACAACCGATGCAAGCTAACACAGATGCACCAAGTAATCCGGTTACTGATCAACGCTTTAACGCATACATGAATGAGCCAAGTCCTACGTTACAAAAGCAGTTACAAGCACAGGCGGCGCAAGCACCACAAATGCCAGCGGCGCCAGCACAACCGCAACAAAACACGGGGTTATGGAATTTTCAAAATCTAAATAATACTGGTATTAATACAGGGGTACCGCAAACATACCAAGAAATGATGCAACAAAGACAAAACGCACCTTTTCATGGGGCGCCCAATTCGGCCGTAAATGGTAACGCCGATGCGGATAAAGCGCCGGGCCAATACTCTATACCAGATAAAGCAAGCGTAACAAGCGAAGCACGTAAACAACTAGGGGCCAATACGTTGGCCCTAGTTAAAGCCGGTTTTGATTTTAAGACCGCGCAAGGTTTAGCCAGTGAACAATATCAAACTGACGTTAATAATATGTACATGCAGCAAGTCAACGAATATCAAGAGAAAGTGCTTGAACCAATGCGCCAGCAAATCATGAATAGCCTTGTATTTACACAGGATAAAGACGGCAACCCGGTTGTAGATACCTATAACACAAAACGGGTTAAAGGGTTGGCGCCAGCCGTTGCAAGATATAACTATCTAGCCGGTAAAGTTGGCGCTGGTACTATTGATATGAATAACTTGAATTCTATTGCGGCACTTGATAAACCGGATTATAAATTTAGTAGTGCACAAAACGGCCATATTGTACGTTACAACATGGGCGACGGTACTATTCAAGATATGGGCGGTTATGGCAAGGTTGAAACAAAACAATTTGCGAACGGTCAAGTTATTGTTATGACGCCAGACGGCCAAATGAAAAATATAGGTAATTTCGGGGCGAAAAACATTAAAGTTATGCCAGACGGAAAAACGTATATTGTTGGCACAGACGGCAGCATGAAATATGTAGGTACTCACGTTAAACCGGCAACGGCTACACAGTCCGGCACTAGTGGCTATAATGCGCAAGTATTACGTACGTTATCCGCGCAGCATACCGCATGGGTTAAAGCTAACCCAGATAAAGCAGAAACTGAAAGCCCTTATTACGGGCAGTTACAAAGCGCGTTAAGTGGTGCGCCTACTGCTGGCGGTGGTGGTGCTGCTGGAACGCCAACGGTTAAACGGCAGCCGACTTATTCAAGCGAAGAACAAGCAGCAATTTCCAAGCGAATGAATGAACTTTCAGCGCAAGGCTGGAGTGATGATCAGATAGCAGCGGAACTTGATGCGGCCGGATACGGTCAATATAAATCGTGGTTAAAGTCTTATTAAAAATAAAGGGGTAGACTATGGGTGCGTTTGATGATATTACAAGCCAATACGGAAAGGCAGCTGGAAACGGTAACGCCTTTGAAGATATAACAACCGAATACGGTTATGATGTAGGCAACGCGCCCAAGCCTACATTTTGGGATAGCGTTAAAAATAATGCCGAATATGTTGCTAATGGCGTTAAAAACAATATTGAATGGATTGATAAAACCGGCAAAGAAATTAATGACAATGTAGGTAATACTTTAACGGCGTGGAAAGATGATGTAGTAAAAAAATCAAATAATCTAGGTAATGAGTATTCTAAAAGTGCTGCTAATGCCCTTGAAGCTAATGGCGATAACTTTTCTAAATTTGATGATAATGGGGAGTTTATCGACGAATACGCTACGCCGGGGCTAGGTAAAGCGCACGTAGAAACCTATAACGCCGCAGTTGGTAAGCCGGCCGGATATCTGGCAATTACTCCGTATGTTCCACCGCCTGTGCGAATAGCTGCTGGCGTACTTGCCGCGCCTACGATTGCAAGTGATACGGTTGATATGTATAACGCCAATGCAACCGCAGAAAACGACGGAACGGCACCGGACGGAATTTTAGGGAATAAATATGTAGCTACGGCTAAAAATCTTATAGTAGACCCTGTGGCCGAGCCAGTAGAACGCTTAATTGACGACCCGGGAGAATTTGCTAAAAATATAGCCATGAACCCTACTAACTTATGGGGCGACGTATTTTTACCGGCTGCCATGATACACGGGGCAACACCTAAGAAGGTATCTGGGGCAATCGGTGAGCGTGTAGGGCGTGCAGCGGAACATATCAAAGAAAAGGCATCTAACGCCTTTGAAGATATTGGCGAACGTTTCACAAAAGATGCGCCAAAACTTGAAGAAGGCGTTATGTATAATGCCTTTGATGACGTACCAGTACCAGAAGAACCAATTAATGCAGTAGAACCGCGCGAATACTCCGAAAGTGGTTTGAGCGGTCAACCTATGGAAGGTGAAACCGGTAACATTCAAGCGGATATATACAACCGATACCGCATGAATGGATTAAGCGACGTTGAAGCGGCGGGCATGACTGGTAATATTGGCGCAGAAAGTAGTTTTAGTACGACTGTTACAAGTGGCGACGGCTACGGTTCCCGTGGTTTGGTTCAATTTACCGGCGATAGACTGAACGGCGAAAACGGTTTATTGAAATTCGCAGAAAATCGTGGGTTAGATCCGTGGGATTGGAGAACGCAAGTAGATTTCAGCGTATGGGAATTACATAATACCGAAAGCGCTGCACTTGAAGCAATGCGCGCAAGACCAGATGCAACACCGGCGGAAATGGCGAAAATCATTCGTGAAACATACGAAAGACCAGACCCAGCAGTAGCAAATGATGCAATGCGTGCAGAAATTGCAGAAAATACCTTTAAAGGCAATTACGGAAAATATGAAAATGGGCCACGTGATAATACATCGTTTAAAGATAATACGCTAGACCCTAATTATCGAAGCTATGAACAACCGTTCAAAGATGAGTTTATAGAAAACGAAAAACCAGTAAGCGGCGAAGAAACACATACCGATTTAAACAGTTTTGTAGAAAATACCGATAAAAAATCAGTTAAAAACGAAGATTTAGGTATAAACTATCAAGGCGAAGGTGAAACGGCCCGTACAGGCGAAATAAACGAATTTCAACCGAAAGACCGCATGAATACTGACTTTGTAGAGGGTGAAAAACCTAAACTTGAAGAAAAAGCACTTGAAAACGATGCAAATACTCAATTTAGGTATGAAGAAGATGCACCAAATGAAAGTTTACGAAACGCCCTTGACGATTTACCGCCAAAGGCAAAAGAAACTATCATAAACGAATTAAAAAATAATGCATCTGAACCACGATATACCGAATTAGAAAATAAAGTAAATTCTAATACGGAAATATTGAAAGATTTAAACAAAGCCACAAAGCCAGACATTCCAAAAACGGAACTTGATGCGGTGAAGGTTCGATTATCTGAAAGCCTAGATGTACCAGTTGAACGATTGAACAACGAATACATGGAAACGGTTCGCCGTGATCGTGCTGCCGAACTAATTGCAGATACGCAAGAATTGAAATTAATGCAAGCGGAACCGGCAGAAGGTGGCGTGAGCAAGTATGCGCAGCAACCTAGCCAGCTATTAGACAATGCAACGCATGAGCAAGTACACGATGCGGTTGTAAAAGCCTTTGACGGCAACGAAGCAATGGCGAATAGATACATGGAAAGTAAAGGCGTTAGACCTACGGAACCGCTACAATATAGCGTTAAAGGTAACGAAACGCCACATACTGGCATTGATGAAGTACAACGGTTAGGACGAAGCGTAACACGTAGGGAAATTCTTGATGCGATCAATAACCTATTCAATCAACGCGTGAAAAGTGGCCGTTTGGGCCGTGATAATGTACGCGGCTGGTACAATACTAAAACCGATGTAATCCGTAGCGGTAATTATGGCGAAATTCCAGTTATCATGCATGAATTGGGGCATTATGTAGATAATTATTTTGGTTTCAGTAAAGATGCACGGTTCAATACCGAATTTAACGGCGTAATTCAAGACCGGTTCGGTAAAGCATACAATAAATTAGGTATGGACGGTATACGCGGCGAAGGTTACGCAGAATTCTTTAAAGATTATGTAAGTGATCGTGCAAAAGCTAAACGGGAATTTCCGGAATTCTATAACCACTTTACGGAAGCGATTAAGAATGAACCAGAATTAAACGGCATAACCAATAAATTATCGCAGCTGGTTCATGAATGGCACCGTCAAGGCGGGGCGGAACGTATCAAAGGTAGCATTTCTTTTGAAAGCAAGGGGAAAGTTAGCCAAGCCATTGATGCGGTTAAGCGTGGCGAAGCAAAAGACGTAATTAAAAAAGCATTAAATGATGTATACACAAAAGCCGTTGATGAATTGAACCCGTTGAAGGATTTAGTTGAGGAAGTCGAACGCCAAACAGGCGAAAAGATTGCCTTTGATGATAATCCATATATGCAAGCGTGGTTAGCGCGTGGCTGGGTTGGTAAAGCTGAAACGCTTATTGAACACGGTGCGCCGGAACATGGTATAAAATCACTCAAAGACATTTTGAAAGGCATAGGCGAAAAGGAACATAAGGAATTCTCCGCATACCTTGTAGCCTTGCATGATTTAGACCTACATAAGAACAAACAAAAAGCGACATTTGATTATACCGAAGATGCTGCCGTATTAGGTAAGCACGCCGGAAATGAACGTTTTCAAAAGGCGGCAGTTGCAATCTATAAATATCAAGATTACATGTTGCAAATGTTAGTTAAAGAAGGCATGCTAACCGCTAAAGCGTATCATACAATGCGTAAAATGTATCCGCATTACATTCCATTTTTCCGCGACATGTCAGATGCTGGCATGCAATCGTTCTTATCTGGCGGCAAGGGTTTTGTTGATGTATCTAGTCCGGTAAAACGTTTTAAAGGTAGTACGCGCGATATTATAGATCCGTTAGAAAGCATTGTTAAGAATACGTTCCAATTTTATAACGCAGTAGAACGCAATCACGTTGGGCGTACATTTGCAAAACTGGCCGATAAAAACGGCGTAGGGCAAATAGTGGAACGTGTAAACGGCAACAAGGCAAAAACGGATAATACATTTAACGTTTGGGAAAACGGCGAAAAAGTAACGTATGAAACAACGCCGGAACTTATTCAAACGATGCGCATGTTAGATAAAGACCAATCAAATATGGTTGCTAAAATCTTATCGTATCCGGCCAACTGGTTACGCGCTGGTGCTACATTATCACCAGAATTTATCTTGCGAAACCCTGTGCGCGATATGATAGGAGCATCTATTTATTCAAAACATGGTTTTATTCCTGTTCTTGATACCTTTAAAGGGTTATCGCTATTCCTTAAAAAGGGCGAATTATACTGGGACTATATGAAGTCCGGCGCAGCACATGCGGCAATGGTTTCGTTAGACCGCGACTATTTAGGCGGCCAATTACGCGATATTATGAGCCGTGAAAGTAAGGTTACTAAGTTAATTAAAAACCCTATTGAAGTATTACGTGCTATGAGTGAAGCAACAGAAATGGCAACACGATTGGCGGAATTCGATAATGCACGAAAGGGTTATACTGGTGTAGGTAATCGCCTATTCGGTAAAGATAGAAAGCCTTTAACTGCAAGAGAAGCAGCACTTGAAAGCCGTGATATAACGTTGGATTTCAGCCGTAGGGGTTCGCATACTAAAAAGGCAAATCAAGTAATAGCCTTTTTCAATGCTACAATTCAAGGCGCAGACAAAATGGCCCGTGCTTTTAAGGAAGACCCTCGCGGTATGACGGTTAAAACTATGCTATATATCACGTTACCAAGTGTTTTGTTATGGTACATGAATAAAGATGATGAACGATACCAAGAGTTGCCACAATGGGAAAAAGATACATTCTGGATTATTCCTGGTAAAGAAAATATGTATCGTATTCCTAAGCCGTTTGAAGCTGGCGTGTTATTTGGTACATCGTTTGAACGTATGCTACAGTATTTTGACGATGCAAAAAACAACCGTAAAAGCGTAGGTTTTAAAGGTTTCGGCGATAGGGTAATAGATAGCCTTGCACCTAGTTTTATGCCTACGGCTATGATACCGGTTGTTGAAGCTATGACAAATTACTCTTTATTCAGACAACGGAATATTATTCCACAATCTCAAGAAAATTTACCGGCGCACCTACAATATGGCGCAAATACAAGCGAAGTTGCAAAATTCGTAGGCGATAAAATCAACGTTTCGCCGTATATTGTAGATAATACAATAAGAGGGTACGGCGGCGGCCTTGCTGGTTTGGGTTTAAGCGGTATTGATGCGGCTACTGGTGCAAAAGAAAACAATGCATCTAAAAAATGGTACGAAGCGCCGGGGTTAAGAGGGTTCACGGCGGCACCTTATCAATCATCTAATAGCGTACAACGTGTTTATGATGATTATAAGGAACAAGAAAAACTGCATAATGAGTTTAAACTAACGGGGCAACGACCAGACGGATACGATGCCAAAGAATTCGCAAAACTCAAAAATGCAAGTGATAGCCTAAAAGGTTTGAACAAAGCATCTAAAGCGATCATTAATAATGAACGTATGAGCGGCGAACAAAAGAGGGAACAATTAGACAAAATCAATATGAGAAAAGCCAATATAGCGCGCAGCGTTTATGGTTTAGGTAAGGTTAAATAAGGGGCGCATAATGGAGTTTATTTTGAAGTTTTTTGTTGAGGGTTGGAACTCTTTAACAGATAGTTTTGTATTGAAAGCAATATTAAGCGGTGCGGCAGCCGTGGCAATATGGGTAATTGGAATTAAACACGTCCAGATTTTGGGCGTGTTTATTTTATTGGTATTCATCGACCTTTTCACTAAATGGGCGGCTATTGCCTATCAAATGTTAATTGATGAATACGGATATGATAAAGACCAAATAGCCGTATGGGAAAAGTACCGCGCAATACCGTTGGCGTTTGAAAAAGGTTTAATTTCTAGCCGATACATGCGAAAAGGTTTTGTGTTTAAAGTTTTAACGTATATTGCGGCTACAATGGCGGCCGTATTATTCGATGAAATGAGCGGGCAAAAACAATTTGCGGTATCGTTGGTTTGGTTATATTTGGGTTCCTGTGAATTCCTATCTATTATGGAAAATCTACGCGACGGCGGGAATGTGATGCTAGGTAAATTCCTTGATTTAATCCGAACAAAAATTGAAAACAAGGTGAAATTATAAGGGGGTACCATGAGAGGTATTGACGTAAGCGAAAATAATGGCGTAGTTGATTGGGGCGCGGTCAAGGCTAATGGGTTTGATTTTGCGATTATTCGCATCGGTTATGGCCGTGGTAATTTAGATAGTGAATTCTATAACAATATTAATGGTGCTATTAATGCCGGTTTATCAGTTGGCGTATATCATTATTCCTATGCTATGAACGAAGAACATGCAGCCGAAGAAGCGGAATTCGTTTTAAATACACTTAATGATGCCGGTTTGACTGTGGATAAGTTGCCAATGGGCGTATGGTTCGATATGGAAGATGCTGACGACTACAAGGCAGAACGTGGCATGCCAACAGACCAGCAACTAACTAATATATGCAGCGTATTCATCAATAAATTATGGCAAGCTGGTTACGTAAATACAGGCCTATATGCTAGTTATGACTGGTTAGTAAATGTACTAGATATTAGCCAGTTGGGCGGGTGTGCTATTTGGTGCGCACAATTAAATAGCCAATGTGATTATGAAGGTGCTAATTTGTGGCAATATACATTTACTGAAAACATTGAAGGTAAGGAATTTGATGCGGATTTAGTATTGAATTGGCCGATCTAACGGGGGTATTGTATGGATACTATCAAGCAATTCATAAAAGCGTATTTGCCAGTTATCACAGTAGCATTGCTTATGCTGCTGGTGGTAGTTGCTGGCTTATTCGCCTATAATATGATGCATACCAAAAAGCTACAAGAACCGGTTATTATTAATCAGACCGTAGCGAAAAACCCAGTTAAATTAGGGGAAGCGCTTAACGTATCGCCAAATGTAGCGAAGGAAGTTATTGCGTATAAGGAAACGGCGCAGCCGGTAGTAACATATTATACGCAAGCGCCAACGCTACATGATGCGGCAGTAGTTACGAAAAACGCTATTAAAGAAAAATCGCCTACTATTCCAAAGGAAGCCACGGCAAAAAGTGATAGAACGGCCGTAGTAGAAAATACCGATGAACAAAAGATTGATATATATAAAATCAATTTGAACAAAGTGCATCGCGTAATGGGCGGCGTTACTGTACTGGAAACAGGCAAGGTATATGAAACGGTAGGTTATCAAGCTGGCGACTTTCAAGGCCTAGCGCATTTTGACGGTAAGCATTTCAAAGGGGCCAGCGCACTTTATACATTTGCGAAATGGTAGGTGATCCGATTATCTCCGAGTTGCACGGATTGCAACAGTAAACTATTAGTTGACAGTTGGAAAGGAAATATTATGAAAACATTTACATTTGAAGGCAAAACTCATATGTTCGCGGAAGAAGTAAACCCAAAGAAAGACGATTTATATACCGCAACACTTACAGACCATAACAACGTACGTTGTGAAATGTGGTTCGTAAACGGCGAATTAAAACGCCTTGTTGAATTAGATTAATACTAAAAGGGGTACCATAAGCGGTACCCCTCTTTTTTATTTTGACGGCAAAAATACGGCAAAAATTCCATGTAAAACTATATAATTTTGTGGATATAATTTTTTAAAATTCGTATTGGCCAATCAGTTAAAAACTACAATGTGCTATTTCATGGATAAAAAGCATCATATACGATATAATAAATGAGATATAACAAATAGCGTATAAAATGACTTAATTAAAGCACTTTTATATATCAACGGCAAAAATTCGGCAAAAATAATTATCCAAAAATATTGGCAACTTTATCGGCTGCCTTTAGTCGCATATCATCTGAAAAATGAACGTATGTTTTTAATACCGTCGGTAAACTATCACCTAATAGGGCGGATACTGTTTTAATATCTACGCCGTTTGATAATAATTTAGTTGCGTATGTATGGCGTAGATCATGAATTGAGTTATTAGGTAAGAAACTTTTCATTATTTGCGATGCGCCCCAACTGCTGCTAATTCTATTATTAAAAAGGCGGCCAGTTGAATATGTTCCTTTGTAATCTTTCAATATTCTTGCTAATACGGGCGGTATAGGTAGTTGCCGATAGCTATTTTTTGATTTAAGCGGTTTTAATGCGTATTTATTGTAATCAATCGCCCCAAATTGCTGCACTACGTTTATGATGTTGTTATCCAAATCAACATTTTCCCAAGTAAGGCCGATAATTTCGCCGTATCTCATGCCGGTATAGGCAGCAATAGAAAATATAACATAGTATTTATAGTTTCTATCCTTTACGGCGTTTAAAAATGTTTCTATTTCTATATCTGATAACGCCTTTATTTTAATAGGCTTATTATTTTTAAAACGTGGTATAACTTTTAATTCGTTTATAGGAATTATTTTATATTGGTATACCGCATAACTAAATAAACGCTGAATTATGCCCAAGGCAAGGTTTTTGGAAGCCGTTGCATATGTTGTATCGTTTAATATGCGTTTCACTTGATACGGCGTAATATTCGCAATTTTTTCGCCAAATATAGGTTTAAATATATCAAACGTACGAACATAAGCGCGGTATGTATTAAATGCGCGCGGCTTGTTTTCTCTAATATAAATGTTAAAAAAATCAATAAGAGTTATATTTCTAAGACTATCATCGGTTGCGGTGATAGTCTTTTTTAGTTTATCAATGATCGTTTGAGCGTGGATTTTTGCTGCTTTTTGTGTTTCAAAACCCTGTTTTGATTTCTGGCGCCAGCGGTTGCCGTCCTTGTATGAAACGATACATTGATACCCTTTATCCTTTTTTCTTATGGTTATGTTGAACTGCATTATCTAATTCCCCTATAGAATATTTGGCTATGTAATGTGCAGCAATGAATAGGGCTATTAATATGAGCATCAATATATACCGATGTTCTTGCCACGGAATAAGGCCTAACGCCAAGCCAATAATTAAATAAAAAATACTTTGGTAACAAGCTACACTAATTGCATGTTTCTTTTCCATTTTGAACCCCTTTATTTAACAATATATGCGCGAATGTATCCGCATCATGTTCCAGTTTTGTACGTAAATTCGCATCTATTTCCTTGAATAAATCATAATCCTTATGAAGAAATATATGCCCTAATTGATGCGCAAGCGCCATACGCTGCTGGCGCCTACTTAACCGGCTATTTATAATAATAGCCTTTTTAATCTCCGGTTTAATCATTACGCCGCTAACGCAAGCCGGCAATGGTTTATATATAACTTTAATATCTAATTTACTTGCTATGTGGCGCGGTTCGTTTGAGCCGTGCGAATTAATCAAATCTAAGACAAAAGAACACATATTGAACATGCTAACAATTCCCCTTGAATATTATTAATCGTCTAATACCGCTTTTAATACTTTGGATATTTTAGCTTTTTGCGATGCCGTCAATTCACGATCACCGTAATAACATATTAAAGCATTATCCGTAATTTTCTTTAAATCAATACAATTATCTTGCTTTTTTACTTTCGGCGTTCCCTCTACGCTCTCAGTAAAATAAGAGGTTGGCACGTTGAAATAGTCGGCCAAAATCTTAACTGTTTTTAAACTGGGCATAGAATTTTGGTTTTTCCAACGTGAAATAGTACTTTGAGCAATGCCAGTTTCCTTTGAAACTTGATACATGGAAACGCCAGTTTTACGCATTGCATCGCAGAAATTTTGGTAAAACATATTTAACCTCCGCAAACTATAAATAAAAATTTATAAAATTTACGAAATGTTTATTGGACTACTTGCGAAAACGCAACTATAATAAAGCCATAAGGTAGTTGCGAAAACGCAAGCAATCTTATAAACAATCGTGTTATAGCAAGTGGTGAAAGGTGAAATATTTATTACTTGCTATAACGCAAGTATACCATTTTAGAAAGTGGGGTGTAAACCATAAAAACAACAGTAAAAAACATTTTCCAGTTAATGGATAAACAAGGCGTTACCGCCTATAAGTTATCTAAAGAAACTGGAATTAGTGAAAGCGTTATATCACGCTGGAAAAGTGGCGAACAATCGCCAAGTATTAGCAGCCTTGTAAAGGTTGCGCACTTCTTTAATTGTGGTTTATCTGAATTGATGAAAGGGGTTACGAAATGAAACTAACGTATACCGTGGAAGAAGTGGCCGAAGTTTTGGGCGTTTCTAAATCGTCGGTATACAACTTGCGAAACGCTGGCACAATTCACCAGCTAACAAAATTACCGGGCGTTTTATTTTCAGTCAAAGAAATTCAAGAAATAGCCGGACTAGAAACCGAAATAAATGCGGTTAATTACCGGGCATTAAAAGCAGAAAATGAAGAATTGGCGAAAGAAAACGCAAAACTAAAAAACAGTATAAAAAAAATCACCAGCAATGTACTGGAGATTACGGGGGAATTTGTCAATGACTAGCATTATGAAAATTGTAGGTTTTGTATTGTTGTTAGGTACGCCCGGATCATTAGAGATTGACGTACTAACATTCTATGAAGCAATGTTGCAAGGCCTGTTAGGAATTACGCTGCTATATAGTGGCATCTATATTGATAAATTAAAAAAGGCCCAATAGTAACGGGAATTACTAAAGGGCAGATGCGAAAAGTGAGTTATTAAAGCATCTTAACCTTATATTACACAATAGCGGTTAAGGTGGCAAGGTGAGAATGTGGAAAAAGAAAAAGTTTTAAACTTGTTAGAACGTTTTGACGAATTTCTAGCAGAAAGAAAAGCGAAAAAATCAAATATTCATATAGCTTTAGAAATAACAGTTAGACCGGACGGCCGCTGCAAACACTATGTATTTATCCTTGATGAAGAAAGCGGTAAAAACGCTTTAGCAAACATAAAAGGGTTTGAAAGAATAGTTGTTGCAAAAGAAGTAGAAACATTTGACGAAATTTTAGAAGAGTTAGGAATGGAAGAAAATGAGTAGCATCTACGAACTAAATAAAGACTATGCGGAACTATCCGCAATGCTTGAAGCAGCGGAAACGCCGGAAGAAATTGAAGCAATTCAAAACACATTAGAAATGCTTAATCTATCAATCGAAGAAAAGATAGAAAACACGGCCAAATATATGATTAATGTTGAAGCCGATATACAAGGCATTAAGGCCGAAATTGATAGATTAAACAAGGTAAAAAAATCAAAAGAAAGCACTATTGAAACTTTGAAAAATAATATTGAGTACTCAATGAAACAAAAGGGCATTGAAAAATTAGAGGTTGGCACGTTTAAAGCTGGTTACCGCAAAAGCGAAAGCGTTGAAATTATCAATCTTGATGTAATTCCAGCGGACTTTACAAAAGTTGAAATTAAAGCCGATAAAACGGCAATTAAAAAAGCACTTAAAGCCGGCGAAGTGGTAGAGGGTGCAGAAATTAAAGTAAACCAAAATTTCTATATTAAGTAGGCGGTGAAACATGGAATTTAGAACACTAAAAGCAAATGAAATAGATTGCCGTATTCAATCACTAAACGAAAAGAATGGAAACGTAGGCGCAGTGGTGCTGCTATATAAAGATGCACGCGTTGACATGCGACTACTTGATGAAGTTGTAGGTGCATTAAATTGGAAGCGCGAACATACGATCATTGGCGATAGATTATACTGCACAGTTTCAATCTTTAACGAACAAACTGGCGAATGGGTTGGAAAGTCCGATGTAGGCACAGAAAGTAACACAGAAAAAGAAAAGGGCCAAGCATCTGATAGTTTCAAGCGCGCATGCTTTAACTGGGGCATCGGTAGGGAATTATACTCCGCGCCATTTACCTATATAAACCTACAAAGCGGCGAATGGTACAAAGGCAAGGACGGAAAACCTAAATCATACGCAAAATTTACAGTTAAAGAAATTGAATATGACGAAAATCGAAATATTAGCAAGTTAATCATTGTTGATAGTAAAGGAAGTGTGCGTTTTACAATGGGCGGAAATGTAGCACCAGCGGCAGCAACTAAACCAAAAGAAACGCATATTGCTGGCTATGATGAATTTTGCAATCTTGCGAAAGATAACAACGTACCACCGGCAGAAATCACAAAATACATTGCAACGGAATTCAAAAAACCACGCCTTGCGATGCTAGATGCCTTTGAAATGGTGGCGGCGTTGGATTGGTTAAAGAAATTCATTGAAAAAGGCGCCGAATAATGAAATGGGTAACAAAAGGAATTGCAGTTGTAAAAACATTAGGTTATAACATTCTAATTCCAGCGCCGAAAGATGAAGAAATCAACAAAATTGATGAAAATTCAGAATATACGGTAACGCTAACAAAGAAATCTAAAAAGCGTTCTTTAAATGCCAACGCCTACGCATGGGTTCTATGCGATAAGATAGCGCGTGAGCTTTCAAAGAACGCATATATTTCAAAAAATGACGTGTATAAGCGCGTTATTCAAGAAGCTGGTACATTTACCTATCTACCAATTAAAAACGATGCCGTAGGCCGATTTATTGAGATTTGGCACGGCCACGGGTTAGGCTGGTACGCCGAAGAAGCTGGCCCAGCCAAAACAGAAGGTTATACAATCGTTCGCGCATATCATGGCAGCAGCGTTTACACGGTAGATGAAATGCGGCGTTTGATTGATGCATTGGTTGATGAGTGCAACCAATTAAACATACCTTTAGAAAATAATGATTATATCAACTCATTAATAAATGAATGGGGGAACAATGAACAAGCGAAAGAAACTTGATAACGTTCTATATTCCCGTACTAGAAAATGGGCGTACGAAAGAGATGAGGGCCTATGTGTACTATGTGGCGCAATGGCAACCGAAGTGCATCATATAGAGTTTAGATCACATGGCGGTTTATCAAATTTAAGTAATCTTGCTTGCCTTTGTAGAGATTGCCATACAAAAGCACATGGCGTAGATGCTAAACAAATTAGGGAAATATTGAAAGAACGAAACAAGGGGGTTACATGGCAGAACGAAGAATGATGTCAAAATCAATTATCAAGTCCGATACATTCCTAGACATGCCGGCAACTACACAAAACCTATACTTTCATATGCTGCTTGATGCGGACGATGACGGCTTTATAAATGCCCCAAAATCAATTATGCGAATGATTGGCGCTAAAGATGATGATATGAAAGTACTTGCTGCAAAACAGTTTGTTATACCGTTTGAAAGTGGTGTTGTAGTTATCAAAGATTGGAAAATTCATAACTACATTCAGAACGATAGATACAAGCCAAGCACATTGCCAGAACGTGATTTACTCAATATCCAAAAGGATAAAACGTACACGTTAAAAAGCGATGTATCCAGAATGGATACAGAATGTATACAAACTGTATCCATAGGTAAGGATAGGTTAGGTAAGGATAGGATAGGTAAGGATAGGGTAGGTAAGGATAGTATAGATACATTATGTCATGTTTCACATGACGATGTGGATAAATCACATATTGAAATTATCGAATACTTGAACATAAAAACCGGTTCAAAATTCAAGCCAACAACAAAACCATATATCCAAGCAATACGATCACGCTTGAAAGAAGGTTATACAGTTGATGATTTTAAAACGGTGATTGATAAAAAATGCCGTGAATGGAAAGGTACAAAACTAGAAAAGTACTTAACGCCTAAAACTCTATTTGCGCCAAGCCATTTTGATACATATCTCAATTCAAATGAAATGGCAGCCATGACGGATACAGAACGAAAGGTTGCAGAATTAAACGCGTTAATTGATGCGGTGGAAGGGGGAACACATGAAGCCGGAAACATTGAAGGCTACGGGCCAACTATTGATATATGACAAATTCGATAGTGCAAAAGTGAAAATGTACGCCTACATGCTGGAAGATATTAACCCTGTAACATTGGCGGAAGCAATCAAACAATGTATCAATACATGCGAATTCGTTCCAGCCGTTGCCACTATCAGAAAGAAAGCGGCGGAAATTTCTGGATACGTGAACTGTAAAAACGAGCGCTTAATAGCGCAAGATGCATGGGAAGTGGTGAGAAAAAAGGCAAGCGGCGTAGGCTATGAAAAAGGCCTTGATGAATTGGAAGGCATTACACGATTGGCCGCTAAATCAATTTGGCGTTTCTTTGATCCAAGAAATAGCCAAAGTTATAACGAAAGCGCAGCAATGAGCCAATTTTGTAAGGCTTATGAACAACTGGCAGCACGCGAACAAAGGAACATGGAAATAGCGGAAAGCATCAAAAGTAATGGCCTATTAATGGAAGCGCGAAAACGTGCAGAACTAAACATGCCACAGAAAACAGAAATTAAGATGCTAGATAACGGGCATTTGGTAGAGGTTGAAAAATTCGATGCGGTAGACCTTAAAAGCCTTGTTAAAGATGCCGATATTTCCGAAGAAGGGAAAAAGTTAATTATGTGGGTGCTGGAATGAACGTAAAGCATAATCTGTTTCCGAAGTTAATCGAATGTAGGCGGCTATTAGGCTATACACAACCGGAAATGGCAGCGATTGCCGGCGTATCACCGGAAACATACAAGAAACATGAACGCGGTGAATTTGAATTCAGATTATCCGAAATGCTGGCAATTCAAGAAAACATTAACAACGAATTACAAACACATTTAACACTTGATGAACTATTTCAAATGGGGAAAATCGTTTAAATGCGTTGTATGGAATTTTTAAAGCCTTAACGATAAATCATAAGGGCGGAATAGTAAAAGGGGCAAAATGAGCAAATTTACCCTATAGAATTAGAAAATAGAGAGGTAATTATATGAATAGTGTTCAGTTATTAGGAAATCTTGCACGTGATCCGGAAGTACGTTATACACAAAGCGGCAAGGCGGTTGCGACTTTCACAGTTGCAGCCAGCAATACATATATTGATAGTGCTACAAACGAAACGAAAGAACAAACGGCGTTCGTTAATTGCGTAGCATGGGGCAAGCTGGGCGAAGCGGTAGGCAACTACCGAAAGGGGAACCGCCTATTTGTAGAAGGACGAATTCAAACAAGAAGTTATGAAACGCAAGACGGCCAAAAGAAATACGTAACGGAAGTTATAGCAAGTTTCGTAGGCGTATCCGCTTTAAATGATGCGGAAGCTGGCAGCAATTTCGATAATTTTGCAGATGATAAGGGGAACGATGAAAATATTCCGTTCTAAGGTTTGTTATGAAAATACTAGATGCGTGTTGTGGTTCTAAAATGTTCTGGTTTGATAGAGAACATAAAGAAACGGTTTACATGGATAACCGAACGGAAAACGCAACACTATGCGACGGTAGGAAGTTAATCGTAAAACCGGATATAGTTGCAGATTTTAGAAAAATGCCTTTTGAAAATGAAAAATTTTATTTGGTTGTGTTTGATCCGCCACATCTGGTAAGTGCTGGCGATACATCGTTTTTAAAAATGAAGTACGGAAAGTTAGGGCCGGATTGGAAAGAGGATATAAAACAGGGCCTTGCGGAATGTTGGCGGGTACTCAAACAAAATGGAACATTAATTTTTAAGTGGAATGAAGAACAAATAACCTTGCCAAAGGTGCGCCCGTTGTTGCCGGCTGAACCGATTTTAGGGCAACGGCGCGGGAAAACAATTTGGCTAGTGTTTTTTAAAGGTGAATAAAAATGAAATCACCGTGTAAGGGGTGTGAGTATAGGGTGTTAGGCTGCCATAGTACATGCGCGGCCTACATCAAATACAGTAGCAACAGAAAAAAAGAAATAGAAACCCGTGATAATCGGGGCGACGTGTTCGGGTATGTAAAGGATAGCCGCCATAAGATTAAACGGCGTATGGGGCAGTATAAAGTGTATTGAAAGGGTAAAGCTATGTTACGAATTAAAGTATTTCAAAATGGATCAACAAGATTTTATAATACTAAAACATTTGAGGAAAAAGGCGGAAAAGATAACGAAGCGTATGAATTTATGTTAGCTATGGGAAACGTTGATTTAGGAAACAGAAAATTTATACATTTTGTTGATGAAACAACAGATACAAGTGTTTTTGTATCGCCTGTTGGGTGTGTGATTGAAGCCGAATGGGTTGCGGAAGAATGAACGCGGACTATATAGGGAATTGGCTTGCGTTATGTGCTTGCATATACGGCGGGGAAAACCGCCGATGCAGTGCTACCAATATTAGGCCTAAGAAAAGGGAGAAAAGCAAGGCGTGATGATATTGATACAAGTGTATTAGTTAGTTTGAGGGAAAAAGGATTAACGATACGGCAAATTGCGGAAGAATGTGGCGCATCGTTTTGTTTAGTACGTAAGCGTTTATTAATCGCTGGGGTAAATCTTGAAAGAAAATATCGTTGATAAAGGGGAATTGATAAATGAGCGTAAAAGTAGACATGAGAAACGGTAGAGTTTTTACATGTGAGCAATTAGCCAGCGCATTAACGCTGGTTGTAGGCAATATGATTTTAAAACCAAATGTAACGCAAAGTAGATTTTTAGTAACGCTTGAATACAAATATCATAAGGACGGCAAAACAAAACGATTACGTCAATCACTATCTAAAGTGGTAATGGAAGCATTTAATGGAACGCTTGAAGCGTACACGTATAACGTACGCCAACAAATAAGGGAAATTATTGTAAAAGGGGAATTATACGATGAAGAATGAGCAAAAATGGTTATTACAAGAAATGTATAACGAAGGTTATCGAGATATTAAGATTGAAGGCGTTTATGCGTTCTTTGTAAATCCTACGTTTATTGAAAACGGCGGTAATTTCAAGATACGCGATCATACCCCAAGAATTCCATGTAAAGTACTGGGGTTAAATCCTAATACCCGTAAATATTCTATTGCAGCACTATTAGGTATTGTGGAATGGGAAAAGGTTCCAGTTGATACGCCAGTTATCGCAACAACTGCATTTAAAAAAGTGAAACTTTATTTTGCCAAATACGAAAATGGGCGTGTATATTGCTTTATGAACGGTCAAACGTCATGGAGCTATCAAGGTGATTTTTTATGGATGTATCCGGAAAGTGATGTATTGTTGGCAGAAAGGGCATTAAATGAGTGTAATTGATATTACGTTAAAAGGCCGGCCAGCAACTAAAAAGAATAGCGGGCGTATTATAACCAGAAACGGAAAGCCTATTATAATACCGTCGGAAGCGTACAAAAATTATGAAGATGCTTGTTTATGGCAATTAGCCGGAAAGAAATTGCATATATCTGGCATCATCGTTGTTGAATGTAAATACTATTTGCCGAATAAAAGAAGTTGGCCGGACTTAATAGGATTACTGCAAGCAACCAGCGATATATTAACAAAGGCCAAAGTCATTGATGATGATAAATGGATATGTTCATACGGTGAAAGCTGCATCGCTGGTATTGATAAGGAAAACCCGCGGGTAGAAATACGGATCATGGATAGAAAAAATAAAGTATTGGAAGCGTTATTGAAATGAGGGCAACAAATGGAACTACTAAACAGGATTAAACGCATATTTGGATATAAACGATATAATGCGGACGTTATCAAGGTTAAGCGATGCATGCCGGGTGTATTATTGCCAAAAGTTGGCAGCGTAGATGCTGCCGGAATGGATTTTTATCAGCCGGAAGGCGCGGTAATAGAACCGCATCAAACGCTATATATCACGCTGGGCCTAGCAATGGAAATACCAAAAGGCTATATGTTAATGCTGGCGCCACGTTCCAGCATGAGCAAAACGCCGTTAATTATTCCAAACTCATTTGGGGTGATTGATGCGGACTATAGGGGCGAAATTAAAGCAATCCTACACAATACCAGCGATACGCCGTATTTAATCCAAAAGGGCGATAGATTAGTACAGGGTATCCTTGTACCAGTTGGCGCATTAAAATTATTAGAGGTTGCACAATTAACCGAAACGGAACGCGGTTCCGGTGGTATTGGCAGCACGGGTAAATAACCATGATTAAATTAATGTTTGATGCTGCATTGATGTTTTCGCTAGTGATAGCATTAATAAAATTAGTATCAGTATTTACGATGTAGTGGATAAGGGGCAATATAAACGCCCCTTTGATACGAATAAGCGAAAGGGGAAATGTGTAATGCCTATTATTGATCCGATGTATTTGTACTTGATTGAGGTACTACATAATTTAGACGTGTTTAATCAAGGCGTTTTTATAATGGCATCAATTATAATGGTTATGCTTGTAATGTTTTACCGGGAAAGTTTCAAGTATGACGAAGATAAAAAAATTAAGAAATATATTTTTATTTGCGGTTTTGTTTGGTTGCTATCATTTGTTATTTGTGTTTTTGTACCTACCAAAGATGCAATGTATAAAATGCTACTGGCGCATTATGTAACAACTGACAATATCCAAATGGTGAATGATGCTATCAAAGGCAATTTACAAGACTATTTAAACATGTTAGGGGAAACGGTTAAGAATTTACGATAATGAACCATACGGGGGAATAAATGACGGATAAAGAATATAGAGAGATAGGCAAGGAATTCCTAGAACCGATTAAATTAATATCAATGAAAATTAAATCATTGAAGGAAGATCTAAAGCATTTGCAATCCGATATAACAACGATTGGGGCCGTTGATTATAGCAAGGAACGGTTAAGCGGTGGCGGAACGCCGGGCGGGTTAGACCGGCAAATAGTACGCCTTGAAAGTAAACGCGATGCGGTACATAAAGAAATAGGCGCATTAATTGATGAACGCGAAACGGCGGCGGAAATCATCAATCAATGCACCACAGGGAAAACCAATATATTATTAATGCGTGAATATATAGACGGTGAAAGCGCGAAATATGCTAAGAGTTTCACCGATTTAGGAAAAACGCAAGCAGCAGAATTAAAAACACTAGGCCTTATTAATGTAGGTAAATTTTTACATGAAACGTATTACCCTAGCATGTATACTGCTAAGTCGGTTAAAGTCGAACTATACCGAACTACATCGGAATAATACGGAAACGCCATATATAGTATAATTATATTGTCAAATGATGCTTAAAAGGTCATTGGCGTAATTCTCCTATATAACACAATGCACAGGGGAACTTTGGGCCGTTCCCCTCTTGTGTATTGTAAACCGATACCGATAGAATTCCTTTCAAACAAACACAATGCCATTGAGAACAATCCTATCAAATATAAATATGTACTACCAAGCACAACAACAATAAGCATAATGAACCTAATTTCATGTGATCTATATCGGTATTGGTTTAGAGTACACATATCAAGCATTGAAAACTGGGGTTATAGCGTTTTCTAGAAACTAGGCTTACGGGCCTATGTTGCCACGCGTGCAGCAATATAACTCCGGTTTTGAGTGTTTAATACAATACAAATGAATAAAATTATCAGAATATGAGGTATATCCACGGCGATATATCTCATTTTTTGTATAAAAGTAACATTTGATTATTGAAAACTGAACATAATGCACATTGTTTTTATTTTAAGAGATATCACCTTTCATAGTTTCCAGTGATCTTTTTGTGCGGCGTGTTCGGTTTTGAGTAATTAAAAAAGCCGCCCTGTGTAGGCGGCCTTTATTGTTTGTTGCTATTCGTAGTAGTGGCAAGCAATAACTTCGTTTGTGTTATTGTCGATTAATTGCCATTCAAAACCGAAACTCATAGTACTAATAAAGTTTGAAACATCTGTTTTGTTTTCAAAGTCCCATGTTTTGTTTGTGTTTACATCTTTAAGTGTTAGCATTTTAAATTCTCCTTTTTAAATACTTGCGTTTTCTGATGTATCTTATGGCTTAATTATACTTGCGTTTTCGCAAGTAGTCAATAGGGAAATTAAAAATTTTTCAAAAAGTTTTGTGAAGGTGGTGAAAAGCTAGTGAATATCATATGTACAAAATCGAAATGCCTTAACAATAAAGGCGGTAGATGCATAGCCAACGAAATATACTATGACGGCTTATGCCAAACATATTGCACTAGCCAACACGCCAGCAAGCAGCACGCGGGAATATGCCAACGTTCACATGGCAGAATGAAAAGTAAAGATAACAACATACTACGATAGGGGGTGAAACAATGGCGAAAACTACATATAAGGATTGGGAAGCAGATGAAAAGATTTTGCTTTTACAAGGCTGGGCGCGTAATGGTTTAACAAATGAACAGATTGCCAGCAATATGGATATTGTTGTTTCTACCTTATGGGAATGGCGCAAGAAATCGCCCAAAATATCGAACGCCCTAAAAATAGGGAAAGATGAAGCGGACATACAAGTTGAAAATGCACTTTACAAAGCAGCACTTGAAGGAAATACAACGGCCATGATTTTCTGGCTTAAAAATCGACGTTCTAAAGAATGGCGCGATAAGATACAACAGGAAATCACAACAGAAAGCGCCGTTAAGTTGGTTATAGATAATAACGAATTGAGTGATACAGATGAGTAAAACAAATCTGTTTCGCGATGTGATACGGCCAACGCCTAAGCAAAAAGAATTCTTGCGTGCGGTTAAGCAAAACATATATACACTATATGGTGGCGCTGCTGGTGGCGGTAAATCGTATATACTCCGCTGGGGTTTGGTATGGCTTTTAATTGATTGGTTCATCAAAACAGGAATTAAAGGCATACGCGTTGGATTATTTTGTGAAGATTATCCAAGCCTTGATGATCGTCAAATATCCAAAATCAAAATGGAATTTCCGGAATGGTTAGGCAGCTATAAGGAAAGCAACCATGAATTCACATTAAATGATGAATTAGGCGGCGGCGTTATCTGTTTTCGTAATCTGGATAAACCTAGTAAATATCTTTCTAGTGAATTCGCTGCTATTGCTATTGATGAATTGACTTTAAATAGTCGCGATGTATTCGACTTCTTGCGCATGCGTTTACGTTGGACTGGTATCACGGATACGAAATTAATCGCAGCAACTAACCCGGGCGGCAAGGGCCATATGTGGGTAAAAGATTTATTCATTGATAGAAATTTCACAAAAGAAATGCAGCCGTTCGCCGATAAGATTGCATATATCCAAGCAAGGGCAAGCGATAACCCGCATTTATCACAGTCTTATATAGATGCACTTAATACGTTGCCGGAAAAATTACGCAAAGCATATTTAGACGGCGACTGGAACATATTCGAAGGTCAAGTATTTACAGAATTCCGCAACGATAAGCATGTAATAGAACCGTTTGAAATACCGCATCATTGGCAGCGGTATCGCTCAATGGACTGGGGCTATACGAAACCATATGCAGTTTATTCCGCAGCGGTTGATTATGACGACGTTTTATATATTACTGGCGAATTTTACGGTTGCAAGCCGGGCATGCCGGATACTGGTACACAGGAAACGGCAAGGGAAGTAGCACAAAAGATAGAACATTTAAAAGACTATCAAGGCGTGGCAGACCCGGCTATATGGCAGCGAACAGGCCATGACGGCCCAACGATTGCGGAAATATTCGCAACTGAGGGCGTTTACTGGGTGCGTGCTGATAACGATAGAATGGCCGGACTTATGCAAGTACATCAACGATTGAAAGAAGGTAAGTTAAAGATATTTAGTAATTGCGTGCATCTAATACGCACGTTACCGGCTTTAACTTATGACAAAATCAAAGTCGAAGATGTAGATACAAAACAAGAAGATCATGCGTATGATGCGGTGCGTTATATGTGTATGGCGCGGCCAGTTAAATCAGTTAAACCAGAAAAGCCATTTAATGACGGTTATAGATATGTTGATGATAGCGAAGGAGATATAAGCGCATGGGGCGTATGAGTGAAAGGGCGTTGCGTGATTACGCTTTTAAGGTTCTAAAATCGGAATATGGCGAACGCGAAGAAAAAGGCGTTATTATTCCGGCGAAATATACAGATGCACAACTAGCGGAATTTGCTAAAGCAATGCCGCAATGGCAATTAGAACAGATGTACGATATGATTTATGGTTCTGAAATGGTGGAGTAATGGATATAGAACAAACAACCTTTGATATATACGAAGCAAAACAGAATGTAAAAAATGCATTGGCCGCCACGTCAGAATGGCGCAAGGCTGCTGCCGAAGATTTTGCATTTATGCAAGGTAAGCAATGGCAAGACGGCGATTTAAAGAACATGCGCGAAGCTGGACGGCCAGCAATTACGATTAATAGAATTAGACCGGTTATTAATCTGTTATGCGGTTATGCATCGCAGAATGAAACTGAACCGGACTTTTTACCACGTTCCGAAGAAGATGATAGAATAAGCCGCGTTGCTAAAGGTATCACAAAATACTGTTTAGACCGTGCGAATTATCAACGTAATAAGGGCAAATGTTTCCGCGATAAGATTATTTGCGGTTTAGCCAATTACTGGGTATCTTATGAATTCGACTATACGAAGTTAGACGGCACTATTCAAATTGAACGTGTTTCTCCGTTTGATGCTTTCATTGATCCAGAATGTAAGAAGGACGATTTAAGCGATGCGCAATATGTTGGCCGTTATAGTTGGGAAAGTGCTGCCAAGTTAAAGCAGATTTATCCGGAAAAGGTTGACGAAATCAACGCATTAAAAAGCCGATATGATGAAACCGAACAGGAAGCCGGCGTTATTGAAACAGTAGACGGCGAAGCGTTATGGTTTAACACTAACTACAATAAAATCCGTGTAGTGCAGTACTGGTATAAGGAATACGGCAAGAAAAACGTATACATGACAAAAGAGGGTTTAATTGATGAAGCTAACCCGTTATTTGTTGTATTAATGGCTACAGGCAAGAAACCGACAAGTATCCCAGATACTAAAATCAGATACGCAACATTCGCCGATAGTGTTCTATTGGAAGAAGGGGAAAGCCCTTATAAGCATGGAAAATTCCCGTTAGTGCGTGAATATTGTTACTATACCGGCGAATTGGTAGATGATGAACTGGAACCAGCTGGCGTAGTGCGTGATATTAAAGATGCACAAAGGGAATTGAACAAAAACAGAAGCCAACGCATGCATGTTGTAAATCAACAGTCTTTAGGCGTTAAATTCTGGCAAGGTCAACTAACCGAACAGACTAAGCGCGATATTAAAAATAATAGCACTAAACCGGGCGCAAATATCTATTTACCGCCGGGCGTATCATTCGTAGACGGCACGCCGGCAATGGATAGCAATATTAATATGGCGCTTGAGCAACAATCAAGCAATGATTTTTATTCTATCAGTGGTATCACGCCGGAAAGTCTAAGCGGTAGCGTTGGCAGTATGAGCGGCAAGGCAATCGACTTGCGCCAATCTGTAACGACTGTTCAAACGGCTGGTATCTTTGAGCAATCAAAAGAAGCAGAACGGCAAATTGTCAAATTATTATGGGGTGAGAAAAACGCACCGGGTTTAATTCCGCAATTCTACAACGAAGCCAAAGCAATGCGCATTATGGGCGACGACGGGCAAAAGGAATTTGTACAGATTGCACCGGGTTTAAATCAACCTATGCAAGAACAAGTTTTAACCGATGCATTTGGGCAACCGCAAACAGATGCGGAAGGCAATCCGATTAAACAAGTGCTATATGATCTATCCGCCTTTGATTTTGATATTGTAATCAGCACTAGCCAAGCAAGCGCAACGGCGCGACGTGCTAACCTATACCAATTATTGGAAGCTAAGAAATCCGGCGTTGATATTCCTATGGATATTATCCTTGATTTCATGGATTTCCCAGAAAAAGAAACGGTTAAGAAACGCATGCAAGAAGCAAGCGAAAAACCAGCGTTACCAGAATTGCGTGTAAGTGGTTCACTTGATGATATGCCAGCGGAAGCATTGAGCATGTACCTACAAACGTTAGGCGTACAGATTTCACCGCAACAAATTATGGCGGAACGGTTAGCCTTAAAAGGTAAACAACCAAACATTCAAAATACACCACAAATTATGCCGCCTATGAACGATTTAGGCACTATGTAATATAAAATACCAACACAATAATAAACGCTCCGTAATGGGGCGTTTTTTATATTATTTTCGCCCTAAGTAATGGCGTTAAAAGGCTTGCTTATACATTATCGCCCGGCAACGGCGTTAAACTGCCATATTTCTTTATTCGTCCGGCAATGACGTTAAAAGGCTAAGGAGTATTGGATATGGAAAAAGATTTAGTTAATATCGAAGATGCTGGTTTCACTCCGGAAGATTTAGAAAACGCGGGCGTGAACGTTGATGAACATACCGAAGAAACGGATACACCGGAAGCAACAACAGATGAACCCTCTACAGATGATGCGGCGGAAAGTGATGCGAATGATTCGGAAGTAGATGCAGCGGCGCCGAATACTACTGAAGAAGAACCGGAACACGAAGAAAATCATGCGAACGATAGCAATCTTAAAGCGGCACTTGCACAGGAACGCGCAAGACGTAAAGCGGCCGAGGAACGCGCAAGACAATTTGAAGCGCAACAAAGGCCAATTACATTGCCAGATAATGAAGTATCTGATATCCGGGACTTTGTACGCCGTGAAGCATTGAAACGCTTTAATTTAACGGCGGAAGATTTAGAAAGTCTTATGTTTGAAGATGTAAACAAATATAACGATTTCATTCGTTTTGAAGCTAACGCAGAATACACGATCACAAATCAACAGTTAGCAGTACACCAACAAAGACAAACAAATCTAAATTTCGTAAATGAAATTAAATCATTACCAAATTTCGGGGAACTATATCAACGCGGATTAGAAAAGCTAAACGGCATGACAATGCGCGATGCACAACCAATAAACGATGCGTTCTACCGCGTAGATATTGGAGAAGGTACCGATGCCGATTTTGAAACAATTAGAAAATTTGTTAATGAACTGCAAAATGAACGGGCAACGAATACCGACGTTACAAACAACCCGTTACAAGTGGCCGCAACGTTGCCAAAAGCTGGCGCGTTAAACGGTGGCGTTCCTACACCTAACAAGGTAACTGAAGAAGATATTTTGAAAGCGTATCAAACAGGCAATCTTGATGCATTGCCGGACGATGTACGCAAATATTTTGACGAATTATAAGAGGTAAAATATGGCAGACCAAAGAAACCAAGTTAATATCCCAGCAAATTTAGTACCTAAAGTATGGGCTAAAAAAGTATGGCATGAAGGCGTAAAAGATAGCTATTTTGATAAATTCACTGCAATGGACGGTTCCAACGTAGTACATCAAAACAAAGACTTAACAAACGTAAAAGGCGATAGCGTAGTATTCGGTTTGATGATGAATTTAAACGGGCCGGGCGTTGAAGGTAACCAAAAATTATCTGGTGCCGAAGATACATTGAACATTTACGATTTTACAGTACAAACTAAATTAATTCGTAATGCGGTATCCCGTTTTGAAGCGGACGACCAAAAAACACAGTATGATATGTTGAAAGAAATTAAAGGTGCATTGAAACAATGGCTTGCGGATTGGTTGGATAACAAATTGATTAGCGAATTAAGTTTTACTGCTTCTTCTTCTAAAGAAGCGGTTTATGCAAGTGCAGCCGGTACTTTATCCAGCATTACGGCAAACGATAAATTAACAACAACAATTATTTCCCGCGCTAAACGTAAAGCGATGATGCATGCGCCAAAAGTGCAACCGATTAAGGTTGACGGCATGGATAAATATATTATGCTTGTATCTCCGTGGGCGGCACGTGATTTAAAAGATGATCCAAAATGGTTGGCAGCGCAACAAAATGCAAATATTCGCGGTTCTAAAAACCCTATCTTTACAGGCGCATTAGGTGAATACGACGGCGTTATTCTTTATGAATATGAACGCGTAGCGACTTTGCCAAATGGCGCATCTAGTGCGAATGTATGCTATAACACGTTGTTAGGTAGACAAGCGGCATGTTTTGCAGTAGCTAGAAATGCGAAACATATCGAACAAACAGACGACTACGGCAACATTGCTGGTAATGGTATTGCGTTCTATGGCGAAGTTAAAAGAACAAAATTCAATAATAAAGACTACGGTTCTATTCAAGTATTAACTGGTGGCGTTGTAGAACAATAATTTTTGAATTATGGGCGGGGTAATACCCGCCTTTATTCTTATATGGGGTGAATATGAACGTAAAACAAGTTATCAATAGGGCGTTCATGCAAATAGGCGATACACCACAGGAACAATATACTCCGTACCATTTGTTAGAGTATTACAACGAAGGCAATCACCTATTAAATGCCCTTATAGGTCAGTACTGCCCTAGCCTTGCACAGGCAACGCACGAAGATAACGGTACCGGACGGATTACGCTGCCCGGTCAATGTATCAGCGTGTTAAATGTCAAAGCCGATGATGCGGACGTACAGGCCTATCATGTATTGAATTTACAAACGATAGTATTTGATGCTGATCATGAGCAGAAAATAACCGTTGATTATATAATGACTGCTGGCTATAAGAAGCTGGAAGATGAAAGCGGACTACCGGCAGAATTAGAAACATTACTTGTTGATTACATCGTATATAGGGTTATGAACCTTGATATTTCCGGCGTAACGGCGAATATGGTTAATGCGTTGCAATCCATTAATGACGGCTTAGGCAATAATGAAAGCGTAATAGCGGAAGGGTACTGGGATTATGGTAGTAAGCGAATTGATTACGCTGGTTAATGTAGAGTCTAACGAAATATTAGATGAACAGTTGGAGTATATCCAATACATTAACGCAGCTATTGACTGGCTAACTACTATTCTAGTTAGCATTAAAGACCGCGAAGTAGTTAAGAATACAGATATACCGAATTTGAAAGCGGTTCCGTCCGATTTTATGGGGTTCGTTCCTAAGAGTGGTTATCCTATCCGCATCATAAACGGAACCTTTGAAACCTATGACGGGGAAACGGTCAATCAAGTATTTTATAGCGTGCGTAAAAACCACGTAGACGAATTAGACGATACTATTCCGTTTTCTGAATTCTTTCATCAATATTTAGTGCAGCTTATATCTTTCATGGTTAAAAAGAAATCACTTATGACGGATTATGCTGCCTATGATAAACAATTCATTGACTACATAACGGAACAGATTAAGGCGGCAAGAGGTATAGCATAATGGGTGTTAAACAGGTGGCAACTACAAACGGGTTCTGGCTGGGCCTTGATTGGAGCAACCCGCCGGAAAATATCGACGTGCAAGCGCTAACACAGGCGCAACAATGCGAATTCGATAGAACAGACAATGCACTCCGTACCGTTCCGGGTATTCGTGTATTGTATGATTTCGGACTACCGGTGGAAACGCTATATTATGATGTGTATCGTAACAAGTGGTACTTTTCTAGTAGCAGAAATTTGTATGAAACCGATTTCAATACAAATAAATTACTAGGTACGTTAAGCGGTACAAGTAAGCCTAAATATCATGCGTTCGGTGGTGATATTCTCATCGCCAGCGGTGATAAATTACAAGCCATTTCGGGTGCTGGTAAGTTATACACCACTGAAAGTCCTATGTGCGATATGGTATCAAGCCATTCCGGCCGCGTACTAATTGCATCGACTAATTCGCATAGGTTAAATTGGTCAGCAGTTGGCGACTACAACGCATGGAACCATATCAGCAACGATGCATCAAGCGCGCAATATGTGGACGTTGGGTATAAAGACCAAGGCAGCATCATTGCCGTTGATTTCTTATCTAGGGCAGTAATTGTATATAAGGAATACGGGCGCGTGTATCAAGTAATTGGTACGCCAGATGCACAGAATTTAACTGTATATCCGTTATCCTCTACCGGCTATTGTAGCGGTGCTACGGTAAGCGTTGATGATCGTAGCTATTATTTAGGTGAACAAGGTTTTATGTCTTTCATGCCTACAAATACCTATGCAGAAATACAACCGTTTGAAACTGGCTTAAATATCAATTCATATCTATTGAAGTACATAACGAAAGATTGCGAAGTATGGCACATAGCCAGCCGAAAGCAAATATGGATTAAGCCATATAACGGTGATACGGTATTCATGTATCACTACTTGCCACGATATGAGGACGGGCGCGGCGTTTTCACATCAAGGAAATTTACGCATAGCATTAATGCGGTTGTTGATGTGAATAAAGAAACTTATATTGCGTATGGCAACAAAATCGGTATCCTTGATGAAACCATAGATACAGATGATAACGTACAAATTCAAACGTCAATTATAAGCGGCAACAGATTGGCAACACGTCAATTTGTGTTGATAATGAAGTATAATTTTGTAACGCATAATCTTATTCCCGGTCATGGTACTATTGGCATCTCAAATAAGAAGCCTAAGCCAATTAACTTTTCAAGCAAGGCAACCAAAACATACTATGCGAATGAAAAGCTATACGCAGCCAAGTCATTAATGAATGTTAATGAGTATACAAAGGCTTATAAAATTGGCGGCGGTGCAAATCGTAATGTACAATTCAAAATCAATGTTCAAAAGGGCGCTATTTCATTACGCCAGTTAGATTACACATACGAAGAGGTTTAAACATGGCATATAAAGAAAAATACCCTTTGGATATAACGCCACAGGGCGACACTGTACAAGACAGTATTAAGAAAAATCGCGATGAACTGTTAAATGTTGCACAACAAATGGAATTAAAAGCCAGCGGTGGCGGCGGTGGTACAGTTGGCGGCGGTGC